AGAGGAAGTTCATCGGCTTTAAAATTTGTGACTATTGTTGGAATAGTTTTAATTCCCAGTTCCTTCGCCACCACCATTCTATTATTACCTACAATAATATGAATCTTGTCTCCGTAGGGTTTACTATTATACCAACAATAAACAGGATCTCTAAATCCATACTTGGACAGCGAAGCGGTTAAGGCATCCCGAAAGGATTGTTCAGTTCCATCCATAAATTCAGCACGCTCTAAATAAGTAATTTTTTCAATAGGTAATTCTGTGTAAATAGTTTCAATCATTATGAGTGCTTATACCAAATTGGAAGGGCATATCGATCTTCTAAACATTTATCAACGCCGTGTAAATATTTTTTTCCATCAAATATAATCATGCGACCTGATTTTGGACTAACCCGTAAGCCCTCTTTAAAAACTGTATGACCTGAAGAACTATCACTAAGGTATGTTACAGAAGCTAGAACAGTAGCAAAACTAGTCTCATCATAATGAAAAGGATGATGAGAACCTTTTGTGTTATTTTTTACTTCTGCCCAATCTACTATAAATTTAGAATTAAAATATTTTTGAACAATATCTTCTGATCGTTTTAATATTTTTTTAATTAAGGGATGTGGCATTTTTGAAGTATTGATTGGATAAGAACCAAGCCAATGATGAGCTAAATGTTTATATTGATCATATAGTTGTATTAGTTTTTTACATTCCTCTACAGTAACAAAATTATCAAGAAGAAGAATCATCTTTTATATCATCGTTGTAAAAAATTAAAAGACACCGAAATTCGGGTATCATTACTTTCGTTTGGTTTAACTTCATGCCATAGCCAAGCAGGGAACATAATGATTCTTCCTGCAACCGGTTGATATTGAATTTCTCTCCATAACTGAGAAGGAAGTTCACCTTCTTTACGATTGGGCATGAGGACTTGAGCACCACCTCTTGGCTCATATAACATCAAGTTACCTGACTTAAAAGGAGTTTTAATCCAATAAACTCCTGAAAATAAACTATTGGGATGAAGATGAGGTCTATTATAATTACCGGGATAATTAATATTTGCCCACATATTTCCGAGCACAGGTTTTGGTGTTAAATATTCTTGAGCAAAAATTTCATCCTGCATAGCAAAAAGTTCTTTGGTTAAAACATTATACTCTTCTTTTTTATTCATGTCGGTGCTGCTATGCCAGCCACCTGCATTTGTTTTTAAAACTCCTTTATCCTGGTGACTCCATTTAAGTATTTGCTCTTCAAGATATTGATTAACCTGATCCGGATTGGGTAAATCTTTAATGTAGATGGGTGTCGGGAAATGATATTCAGTAATCATTTAAAAGAAGGACCTCCAAACCACATCACTAAGGAATAGCGTTCTCCTTTAGTTACAGGTTTAACTCGATGCTGTAGCCAGCTTGCAAAGAAAATAGCTTGACCTTGTTTTAATTTTACATTCTTTCCTTTACTCATAATCTCTAAGTCTCCTCCTTCAAAAGTCGAAGGATCCGATAATAAAAGCGTCATGGATATTTTACGAACAGGTTGTTGATGTTTACCCGTTATATCATTATCCATATGCCATTCATAAAAACCCCCTGTTGGGTAATAAGTAAATTGTGCGGGTTCGGTGAGTTGCATTCCTTCAAAACCAAAGTGATTATTGTTTGCCTTGAGCATTGTGGCTTCAATCTCTTTATACATTTCAGGCAGGTCTTTAAAAGGAATCCAGCTGATGGTTGTAATTCTTTTTTTTGTATCAGGACCTCCGCCAGGTTTTTGTCCCATACCTACTCTAGCTTCTTCTGTTTTTAAACTTAAGCCTTTATTGATAACCATTTGACATTGCTTTGGTGAAAAGACGGGCTCTACAGTTTCAGCAATATAGCTTCTCCAAGTAGGTTCTGTATGTATCATCCTGCGGTCCTTGTTGAAACAGGATTATATTCTACATCTATGTTGGCTGCAAGAGTTCGTCTTACAGCATTAGGATTGGTATGCGGATAAACAACATGGCGCATGTCATAAGGAAAAATATAAAAATCTCGTTCTTTTATTTTAGGACTATAGTCTGATTTAACAAATTGACCATTAGCTGATCCTAGTATTTGTAATTGACCATTCATGGGTTGATCAGGCCTAGCAAATTCAGGACCCATATCTTTAGGAAGCCTCAGGATCATCACGGATGAAAGTCCAGTATAAATGGATCCTTGATGAATGTGAAGAGGATTATATTCTCCTGCTTTCATTTCATTAATCCAAATAGAATTCATATGAAGTTTGTATTCGTGTATTTTATTAAAAGTTAGATAATGTTTAAAGATACTTTCAAACCAATTTAGAACATAAGGCGGTAGCATATTATGCTTGTGCATTTTATTATTATCTGCTCCACCATAAAATAAAGAATTCTCTTTTCCTATTTTACCAGCAAGTTGTTTATGGGCATCCGGAAGATTAGCAAAATTAGTCTCATAAATTCCATTAACGACATTAAAAATATCTAAAGGAACTTGGTACTTTGTAATAATTTGTCCTAGCCAAATAAATTTAAAAGGTAATGTGTCCATATTCCTTTACAAATCTTTCAGGTATCATGCTTTTATAATCATTCTCCACTTTCATAATTTTATCCGTGCGAATAGTATGCATATTATTTCCTACAGCATTATCATTATATTGTAAACCATTGACTGTAATTTGATCTAGATCAATAAAGTGATGGTTAAAATAAGGAAGATTTAAAAAGGTATAGACTTTTCTAATTTCTTGTTCTGGATTTTGTACTAAGTCATCATATTTAATAAAGACTGCCATTTCAGGATGTTGTAGTAAATACTTAATAGACATTAATTCTTTTGCTACAGCGCCTTCTTTAGCCATTACTTTATTTAATTTATCTTCAATGGTTTTGTACTTATTTAAAAAACTTGTAGGTTCCGTTTCAAACCATTTAATGTACGAAGCTAGAACATCTAACAAATCTCGAACTAATACGATACATCGAATCGGTTGCTTAAAATGTTTTTGCATGACCATTAGATTACCAGGCGTGCATACTGGACCCCGATCAATGATTATTTTGTAGCTCCAATATTTATAATAGAGATTATAAACTTCATCCATCACACTAGTTAAAGATTGTTCGTCAGGAAAGTTTTGAAAGGTATCTTTTCTTTTAAGTAGAAATAAATCTTTCATAATCTCCAACGTAATACTGTTGGGTGTAACCACTAATTCTGGATTTTGATTCATGATCGATGTGAACAGGGTATTCCCCGACCGTGGCATCGCACAAAGAAAATAGATTTGTTTATCCTTGTTTTCCGTAGATGGGAGTTTCACTGATAGCTTTCTTTGGTTCATGGCCCAGAGCTTTTCTTTCTTCTTCAATCCGTTCGATAGATTGAAGTTGTCCTAAAACGTTAAAGACTTCAGGTTGTGAAGATCCTTGCGTTAAAGTGTTCTTTCTATTCTTCATGATCTTTTTATAGGAAAGCAATTGATGAGTATCAACATTCTTATTGTCGAAGGTACCATCATCATACATCTTTTTAAAATTAGACCACTCAGTAACTTCTCTCATACGATGAGCTGCTACCAGCTGCATGTTTGCTTTACCATATGTTTTTTCGTCTAGCTCAACTTGAATCAATTCTTTTTTTAATTCGTCTTTCTCTTCTTCTAGTTCTTTTTGTTTTTGTCTAATTTCAATATCATTTTTACGAGCGTCAAAAGAAAGATGCATTAAGTTTTCCATATGTGTATTTTGTTCTCTGACACATTGCCAATACTTTGCAGCATTGGTTGGATACTTTGCATCATTTAAAACAGAAAATTCCATTTCAGTTTTCGTTCTGAACATCTGCTTCTTCGTCCAGGTATCCCTAAGCTCTCCGGTTAATTCCTTAAACTTTGTAACTTGTTCAGGATCTAATATCTCATGAAGATGAGGTTCTTCTCGGACAATTAGTTCGTGTATATTTCTTTTCTCTTTCATGATCGGTATTATACCTTATTTAATTAGTCAAAGTCAATACTAGAGACTGTTGCAGCTGAACTTGCAACTGAATATTGTTCAGTAGCATTGGGTCCAACGCCTCCTGGACCTACTCCAGAAAAGAAAACTGCTCCGGCAGCTGTAGTTGATCCTCCGCCTCCATTACCTCTTCCAGTATTAATTGATGCACCGGTTGCCCAGGCAGTTCCATCATAAGTTTGTGAAGTTGTAGTAGCAGCATTACCCGCTGCTATCATACCGTCTGCTTGAGTTCCAAAACCTTTTCCACCATTTATAACTTCGTTTGCATCTCCTCCAGATGTCCAAGTAGATCCGTCATATTCTAGACTTGTTAAGGTAGCTGCGTCCCCTGTAAGATACCCACCAACACCTAATCCTGCAGTTTGAGTACCCATATATGAAGCTTGATACCTAGTTGCAGGTAAATCTCCACCTTCTGCCCAGGACGCTCCATTATATTCTTCTACCTTTAATGTATCGGTATAACTAGGATCTGTTTCACCACCAGCACTTAAAGCTGCGGTTTGAGTACCCATACCACAAGCCATCTTAGCAACTACTTGTGATAAATCTCCACCATTTGACCAGTTTGTACCATCATATTCTTCAGTTGCATCATCAAGATTTGAGCTGTCTGCGGCATTAACTCCACCCCATTTCATACCGGCCGAAGTTGTTCCTGCCATACCTCCATAATATGATTTTACGCTTATATTGTTAATGGAAGTCCAAGTACTACCATCGTATTCTAAAGTATTTAATCCTAAAGGAGCGGGAGATCCTCCGATTGATAGGGTAGAATCTTTAGTTCCTAAAGTTCCTCGTTCTTGTTGAGCATAGTTTGTACCAGGAATTGTTCCTCCTGTTGCCCATGAGCCAGGGGTATAAGTTAAAATAGAGTGAGCGAATTCTTCAGTTTGAGTTTTAGGAGATTGATTTCCACCTGCACATATAGCGGCGTCTGCTAATCCAAAACCTCCTGCATCTCCTCGTCCCGTTGACATATTGGTAGTTTCTGACCAACTTGAACCATCGTACAGTTCCACCAATGCCTGAGCAGGACCTGAGCCATAGTAAAGAGCAAAAGTTGAAGTTCCTGCTCCACTTCCTGCTTGTCTAGCTGTATTTAAATCATTTTGTTCTGTCCAAGAAGTTCCATTATAAAGTTCCGTTTGGGCATAAGCACCTCCAGGACCTCCACCAAAAATTAATGCTGCTGTTTGAGTGCCTTGATTCGCATAGCCCATAGCAGCTCTTGCCTGATTTATATCACTTCCTTCAGTCCATGCAGTTCCATTGTATTCTTCACTAAGCGCTGAAGCAGCTGTTATAAATCCTCCAGCCCAAATAGCAGCTGTAGTAGTTCCTCCTGCTCCACAATCATATCGAGCTGTGCCCAAATCACCCACTTCGGTCCAAGAAGAACCATCGTAGGTTTCTGTTACAGCTGTGGAAGCTGGGGGAGGTGTTCTTCCTCCAGCACATATAGCTGCTGTTATAATTCCTGCCGAAGTATTATTAGTTCTTGGTGTAGTTAAAGCATTACTCGTAATCCAACCTGAACCATTATATTCTTCAGTGGCTCCGGTGAATGCACCAGGAGGGAACAACGTTCCACCAGCTATTAAACCTGCTGTTGAAAGTCCCGCACCAT